CTGCATCATTGGGAGCTTGTGCTCCAATTGGCTGTGTCACAAAAATCAATGCGTATGTGATGCCCAAAGTGACAATGAGAAACACGATGGCCAGCACCGAGCCAATCAAAAACATCAAGCGAGCTTTGATGTCCTCTTGACTTAATCGCTCTTTACTTTTCGAAGCCATCGCCTATCAAATCCTCCGTACAGGTGCCAGTCACCTTGCATTGAGGTTTCTGGCACTCATCCAATTCCCAATTTTCATGCAATTGGCATGGGTATCGCACCCATCCTTGATAACCACAAGCGGTAAGGCTTAGCGAAAGGATCAAAGCTAAACCCACCGCGAGTGATTTCCGAATCATTTCCCCGTTGATCCGAAAGCTTTATCAGCTGGGTTAAGCCAACGCAAAATGACCGGCACAACAGCTGCCACGCCGCCCATTGCCATTGCCTTGAGATCGCCTCCAGCCATGTACACGGCCAATGCGGCCGCGATGTATGAACGACCCCATGAGGCCGCAATTGCTTTTGCTTGATCCATTATTTTTCTCCTTTTGGTCGATCCGGTAAATCACCGGAAAAAGGCTCATAAGTTGGCCGGCCGTAACCGACCACAAATGAGCGTGCTCCCAAAGCTCTTGATTTGACCATGACTTCTCCACCATTGCGCTGATCGCCACCGCCTGATGTGTTGCCTTCAATGGTCACGATCTGTTTTTCTGATGCCCGAATTACCAAACCAATGTGATTGATTGTGGTTTTGTCATCGATAATAAAATCAAAAAAAACAAAATCACCAATCTTTGGTGTTGTGTGCCATTGCTTGGCTTTCTTAAATGCCTCGGCTCCAGCTCTTGTGCTGACAACATTTGGCACCTTCACTCCGGCTTGATCGGCACACCAATTGAGAAAAGACCCACACCATGGCAGCTTGTCGGCTTTCATGTGTTTGCCATACTTTGTTTCATTGTTGCCGGTTTCAGCTGTGCCAACCTCGGCCAATGCAATTTGTATCAAACGCGGCAATGTGCCTTGTGGAAAATTACTCATTAGAATCCCATGAAATTACCCATTGACAAGTTTCCTCATCAAATGAAATAGCATTGTCCGGGCGTGGTGGTATAAATGCATCAAGCTCTGGATCGTATGTGTAGCCAATGCCAGCAAAATTTTTTCGAACATTGCCGTTGTATGAGGTGCGCTTGCACATCATTGATCTATTTTCCGCATACCAAATTTCTGGCTCAATGCCATCGATGGTGTCTGTTTCATCAATGCCTGTTATAACTTCAACCACAATGTTGTTTTCATCTATAAATGCATAGTGTGCCATTATGTCCAACTCACAGTTCCTGTGCCGCTCAAAAGTGTTGTGCGCTTGAATCCGCCACTTGCTGCCGGTGTGCTACTTGATAAGCCACCGGAAACGCTGATGTTTAATGTATCTGGGTACTTCAAAATTACAACACCCGAACCGCCTGAACCAGCCGTTGAGGATGCATCCCAAACGCCACCGCCACCGCCACCAAGATTTGCGGTACCAGCTGTTGGGTTTCCATTTTGACTTGCACCAGTACCACCGCCACCAGTACCACCAGCAGATGTAAATGATTGAGCTTGTGAGCCACCACCGCCACCGGCATAAGTTACAGATGTTCCAGTAATACTTGAAGCCGTACCATTTCCGCCAGTTGCTTGTGTTCCATAGGTAATTGCTGTCATGTCTTTACCTTGACCGCCAGCTCCACCACCGCCACCAGATTGATAAGGTACATAATTTGCGCCGCCTGTGTTGTTTCCGCCCCGGTTTCCTTGTGATGGTGATGTGCTTGGCGTGTTGCCAGCTCCACCAAATCGATCTGCGCTGCCGCTGTTACCAGCTCCACCACCCGAACCACCTGCAGAACCATCAACAGTCGAATTTCCGCCTTTACCCCCACCGGTACTTGTAATTGTTGCAAATACAGAATCGCTGCCGTTTGATCCAACAGCTCCACCTGCTCCGACTGTTCCGGTGTATGGGATGTTTGTGAACAATGAAAGTGTCGCGGTGCGGAATCCACCTGCACCACCACCACCACCGCGTTGCTGCGATGCACATCCGCCGCCGCCACCACCAACCACCAAAACATCGATTGTAATTGGCAATGCTCCTGTGCCGGCTGAAACTCCGAGAATCTGAACCATTATGAAATGCCGCCAATTACTGTCCATGAATTTGCAGCCAATTTGATTGCACTTGCAATCTTGTAGCGCGATAAAACAGGCGATCCAATTGTGACACCAGCTGAGACAACACCTGTTGTGCCGGGTGTCGTTGCTGTGATTGTTGTGATTCCTGCGCCTTTCATGTAAATATTCAAAACTGTGCCAATGTCAAAATTTACACTTGCATCCGTTGGTATGTAAAAAGTATTGCTTGAGGCGTTGTCCATTGTGACCAAAGTATTAACACCATCGCCAATGACGGCCGTGTAGCTTGTGCCTGTTTGTGCGTTGATTGTCAATGAATTATCATCCTGTGCAACCCATGTGAAATCCATGTCTGTGCCTGATGCTTTTGCCAATACTTGCCCGGTTGTGCCGCCTTTGAGATCAGCCAACGATGTATCAACCGCTTGACCAAATACCTCAAAATCAGCTGGCAACGCTGAGACCAAATCTGTGTTGGTCGGCATTTGCCATCCAAAATTGCTCGTTGGATTACTCATTTTTGCTCCTTACGCCACAATCGTGGCATTGATCCAATCCAATGTTGGATTGATTGTGCTCCATGTTTCAACCACCGGTACATCGTTCCATCGCATGGCTTGCAATGAAAATGAAATCGGTGAAACGATCATTGAAATGCTGATCTGATTGTATCGGGCTGAAAATGTCCAGCCTTCAACAAAACCCAAATAATCTCCAGAATTCATGTTCAACGGCAGATCAGCAATGTTCACCGGCATACCCATGAAAACATTGATCAAGGCATCGCGGTCGGTATCATCAAGCTCTGGATTTGTAAGCTCAAATGTGATGTTGTTGAAATTGAATCGTGGATAAGCTCTCAAGCCCAAATAAAAATCAGCTTGATCCTGTGCATCAGCTTCATGCTTAATTGTGGTTGTGAAAATTTGTGCCAATTGACCATACAAGCCAACCGATGTCGTATCGACCGCGCCAACCTCCAAAGCTGAATTGTTGCCGTATTTGAGCGTTATGGTATTGCGCACATCGCCTGTGCGAGATTGGATGCTTAAACCGGATGCCAAAGCTTGATTGGCTGTCAGATCGACATACCCATTGGCTGCCAAATAGTTTGTTCGATGTGTACTGTCTGCATACCCGATTTGCCCGGTAGCGGATTCAAACAGATACCCCAATCCAGAATTCGCCAAAGCTGTGACCAATGAATAAACATCAGTAACCGATGATCCGCGATTTTCTAGCTCATAATTTCCCGGCCGGTCAATGTCACCCAATCCGCTGTTTTCAGCATTTTGCCATTGAGTGGTCGGATCATAGGTTGCCCATGTCAATGCTCCTGGTACCTCTTGCCATGAGCTGAACAAAACCTGACTCAAAATGGTATAAATTTGATCGCCATCAAAATCATCACTCAAAACGCCTTCGGTTAGTGCCTTTGGCAATCTTGCCAATGCACCCAATGCAATGATGTTGATGCGTTGTGCGTAATCCACATTGCCAACCTCAGCAACAGAAATGCCTACCTCAACAACCGATCCACCAAAGATTGGCACAAATGTTGCTGTTGAATCTTGCAGCTCAATTGTTATCGCATCATTGATCGAAATTGCAACATTGGATTGATCAAGGTTGATAATTTCCAAATTGGTGTATCCGGCTTGAGCTTGCTCATAAATGTTTGTGCGGCCGCTGGTAATCGTTAAATTGGCCAAAATAGCGGTTTGGTATTGCACACCGCCAATGGTCACGCGCCAAATTGGGTTGAATAGTGTCATGCTATTTGCAGCGCGTTTGCACCGCCTGTGCCTCGGTAGTATGAATTGTTGAGTGTGTCCACAATTGTTCGTGCTGTACCTTCGGGATCGATGGCACCGCTCACATTGATGGTGATGCGTTCAGCCGTTGAAAGGCCACCGGTTGCGGCTGTTCGTGCAGCTGCGGCTGCCTCGCGTGCTGCTCTTAATCTTTCGGTTTCCGCCTTCAATTCCTCACGCTTTAAAATTGCAGCTTGCATCGCTGGAGAATAGGCACTCAAAGGCGCGCCTGTGTAAGTTGATGGATCAGCACCGGGCATGAAAGTTGTACCGGGCGTGCCAAATCCTCCGGGTGTTTCAACCGGTGTGCCAGCATCAAAACCCACACCAGCTTTGAGTGACTTGTCATTTGAATCGCCAAAGAAAAAGCGCGTGACCGGGTTATCCTTGACAAAATTCACAAATTCTTTGATTTTGGTGACTGTATTTGAAATGAAACCCACAAGCTTTGAAAAGCCTGTTACAAGGCCACCGACAAGCGTGCCGATGCCTTCAAGTGCTGTTTTAAAAGTACCGCCCAAAAGTGGTGCCAAATACTTTTTGATGAAATCCCAAACCTTGGCGAGTGCATCATAAAATGGTTGCAATTCGGCTTCATTATCTGTGATTGCTTTTTTGATTTTATCAAATGCGTTTTTCAAACCTTCAAGGATTGGCCCCACTACCGATCCAATTGCCGGGATTACCTCGTTGTATAAGAATTTCCACCAAGTAACCAAAACCGGCAGCAAATCATTTTTGATGGTCTTAAAAATCTCACCAAAAGCTGGCCCCAAAGTTTTACCCAAATTGCTTGCAAAATCTTGAATTGCTGGTATGCCTTTATCAACAAATGCGCTGAGCAATGGTGTCAATGCATCCAGCACATACGATCCGACAGTTTCTTTTGCTTCATCAAACGCAACAGTTAGCCGCGCCATTTTGCCTTGAAATGTCTCAGCTTGCTTTGATGCTTGACCTTCAAATGTTTTTGAAAGTGCTGCGGCAGCTGCATCAAAATTCTTTGATTTAATTATCGAATCATCGATGCCAACACCCAACCTTTTGAGTGCTCCTAAATTGCCATCATACGCTTTGCCCAATGCCTCGGAAACAGCTGACAAATCTTTGCCTGTGCCAGCTGCAATGTCCAAAGCTAATGATTGCAATTCCTGTGCTTTGGTTGCATCTTTTGTTGATCTGATCAATCGATCCAGCGATGGCCTTAATTGATCATCGGTAATCCCATTTGCCAATGCTGTTTGTGTTATGTAATCCTCAACAGCTTTGATCTGGTTATTTGTTGCACCGGTGACATTTTTGAGAGTGGTTGCCAATTTGGCTTGAGCAGCTTCATCGGCAATGGCAGATTGAACACCATCAACGAGCAATTTGCCCGCATAAGCTGCGGCAGCTGCACCGGCTACAGCAAAAGCTGCACCGGCTTTCTTGGCGAATCCACCAAGTTTGCCAGCGAATCCATCAACCTCTTTTGTGCCTGTGCCAAGGCTTTTTTTGAGCTGATCTACATCGGCCAGAATCGACAGCTTGAGCGTTCTTGATTGACCGGCCATCACCACTCCTTCAAAATCTTAGTAAATGCAGCTTCCCATTGAGCGATGATGTGAGGTTGTTCAGCTCTCAATGTTGGGTAAATAAAGTATCCTCTTGATCCACGACCTTCGCGGCCTGACCACACCGGGAATTGTTTGAATTTGTTTGATCCAAATTCATAACCGCCCCAAAGCTGTTGAGTCGTACCGCCACCGCTAAATTTCTGAGAAACAAAGCCAAATGATAATTCACCGATTTTTGATGATTTACTCACACGCGATCCATCAGCAACGCGAGCGGCTGCCTTATTTGGGCGATTGCTGGCCACGCCTTTAATCTTTGATTGCACATAAGTGGCCAAACCATTTGAAACGCCTTTGGCCTGTTGTACAGCTTCATCATCCATGGCCTTAAAAGCTTGCAAAATGCCGCGCAAATCACTCTTGTCATAAGTGATTGACTCAGTTGCCATTTCTGATCCTCAGTATCTCAAAAGCGGTTAAAATGTCCTCAGCGGTTTG